CGCCGAGCTTCGCGAGCGTGCCCGTCGCACTGCTGAAGAAAACGCAACTCTTACCCGGCAACTCGACGAACTTCGGCGCAACCCGCCGCAGCCGCAGCACATCGAGGACCCGCGCGTCGAGGCTGATCGCGTCGCGCTCATGTCTCCCGAGGAGCGCATTCAGTACAACGTCGACAAGGCGCTCAAGCGACACGAGCAGCAGACCAACGCCCTCGTCTTTAGCGTTCGCGACAGCGCCGACAAGCAGGCGTTCGACGCTCGCGCCGAGGCAAATCCTATCGCCAAGAAGCTGGCCCCGCAGGTTGAGCGCGAGCTGCAAGGCTTGCGCGCGCGTGGCCAAGACCTCCCTCGCGAGACGATTCTTACTTATCTCGTGGGTCAGCGGGCTCTTGCGCAGATGGGCAAAACCAAACCCAAGTTGCAGGAGCGACAGCGCCAGCAGCAATCTCGTCCAGTTCGTTCCGGCAGCGACGTGGCGAGCGGGCGCCGCGAGCGACGTAACGACGGCAGCGTGGCCGCCTTCGAGCGGGATCACGGCGAACACCTTATCTGAGGCGGCGGTTACTCGCCGCCGTAGCCCTGGAGAACGGTAATGGCGACGAACTCTGCAGCCCAGTTTTCTGGCGACATCAGCCCATACATTGCCGCCAAGACCCTTCCCCTCACGCGCCGGCAGCTGGTGGTCTACCAGTTCGGCGATCCGGCCACGCTGCCGAAAGGTCAGGGCACGACCTACACTGCGAGCCGCTATAACCGCGTGCCGCTGCCGTTCGCGCCGTTGTCGGAGGGTGTTCCGCCGATCGGTCAGACAATGACGTTGCAGCAGGTCTCGGCGCAGGCCCAGCAGTGGGGCGACAAGGTGACGATCACCGACGTCGCCGAGATGACCATCAAGCATCCGTTGTTCAAGAAGGCGATCGAGCTGGTCGCGCTGCAGCTGGCGGAAACGCTTGAGCGCAATACGATGGTCAACCTGATGGCCGCTTCGCAGATCAACTACGTGAACAGCCGCGGCGCCCGCAACCTGCTCGTGGCTGGCGACGTGATCAACCCGCACGAAGTCAACCGCGCGACCTCCATGCTGGTGACCCTCGGTGCGCCCCGCTACATGGGCGACGAGATCACCGACATGAAGCTGGAGGCCGACGCTGGCGGGGCCAAGGCGTCGAGCAACCCGCGCAAGATGCCTCACTATGTCGCGGTTTGCCATCCGTTCGTGGTCGGCGACTTCTCCGAGAACCAGACCGTTGTGACGGCATGGAGCTTCAGCGATCTCAACCGGCTGTACAACTACGAGGCCGGCGAGTGGCGCGGCATCCGGTTCTGTCAGACCAACATGATCCCGTCGTTCACCGGGGTCGCGGCGATCCAGGGCGTGGCGGTCGGTGGCGGCGCGTTGGCCGCGACCAACTACTTCGTCATTGTCACTGGCTCGGACACGCAGAATCAGTACGAGAGCCAGATTTATCTGGTGTCCAACGCGATCGCGGTCGGCGCCAACGGCGCGGTGCAGGTGACTATGCCGGCGACGCCGGGCTTCACCTACAACGTCTACCTCGGCACGACCAACACACCGTTCAATCTCGGTGTGACGGTGTCCGGCCCGACCTCTGGTCCGATGCAGGGTCAGGCGACCCAGCTCGCTCCCGGTGCCGTGGTCACGCTCACCGCGCTCGGCATGGCGCAAGTGCCGCCTGCGCCGCCGGCAGCTGGCGTCACCGTATACCCGACCTTCATCTTCGGTCGCGGTGCCTATGCGCAGGTGGTGCTCGACAACGTCAAGTTCACCTACCTGAAGGAAGCCGACAAGTCGGACCCGCTCAACCAGCTGCGTGTGGTGGGCTGGAAGAACTTCTATGGCACCTTGATCCAGAACACGCAGTTCATGATGCGGCTGGAAAGCACCTCGGCGTTCAACAGCGTCTTCGGCTGATCGGAAAGGTAACGACCATGAGCTATCGGATTACCTACAAGGTTAACGTCGAGTGGGTCGGTCCCGGCACCGGTCCGATGAGCGGCAACACGGCCGTTGCTCAAGCCATGGCGCCGGCCGGCGGCGCGCAGGTGCTGTCGCTGTTCAACGCGGCGGGCGGCCAGAACACGAATACGTTCGTCGCCGCCGACGTGACGACGCTGACCAACGCGATGGCTGCCGACATCGCCTCGCAGATGACGGCCAACCTTGCGCGGGTGCAGGGCTTCGCAACCGGCGGGGGCTGACCGATGGCTACCAGTACGCTAGGTACGACGGCGAACAACTCGCTCACGTCGCTGATCAACGCCGGGGCGATGACCGTTGCCGATCTGGCGACGATCGCCAACTCGATCCTGAACGATCAGATCAACACGTTTGGGCACAACCCGATCTTCCCCGGCGCCTATGCGCAGAACGGCTTGCTGTACGTCCCCAACCGTGGTGTGTTGAAGGTGCTACCGGGCGACTATGTTGGCGTGGACTCGGCTGGCTGGCCGGTCCTGGTGTCGGCCAACTCTATCGCGCATGCGGCCTGGACTCACACCTGACAAGGAGATTTCCGTGGCGAAAAAGGAAGTGGGTAAGCGCAAGCCGATCCCGGTTAATCGCGATCTGCTGACCTTCGAGGACCGCAAGGCGTTGTCCGAGCAGGCGCAGAAGTCCGTTCTGGAGGAGATGAGCCAGGACGCGCGCGATGCCTATTTTGCCGAGGAGATGGACCGGCTGCGGCGCGGGCATATCCCGGACGACCAGCTTGTCGGTGTCACGATGGACATGGCTCCGTTCTTGCCCTACATCATGATCGACGGCGTGCAGTTCTTTCACGGTTACACCTACGAGGTGTCGCGCAGCCAGGCGATGGTGCTGTTCGAGCAGCAGCAGCGGTCGTGGCAGCACCAGGACGAGATCGACGGACGCGGTAAGACGGAAGCCTACCGCCGGCCGACCAACCGCACTCTCGGACCGCAGCACGCAGGTCAGCCCACACGAGGCGCCAACGGCGCCGTAGTCGCGGAGATTTAACGGTGAAACTGCCGAAAGAGTTGGACCCGGAACCGCGGGACGAGATTGCTGTCGCTGTGACGATGACGGCGCAGTTGAGCGAGAAGCGCTCGATCGTGATGCAGACCTACCTGCCGCGTGACAGCGCGGTGAAGGTGTTCCACGACGCGCTCGACAAACTCGGATCTGCGATCGACCGGCAGGAAGCCAAGTACCAGCTCGAAGGACTGCGCGTCAGCCTGGAGATGCACGAGAAGACGCTGACGCAGCTCGAAGAAGACTACGGGCGGATCGACGCGAAAGCGACGGCCGACTGGCTGCGCGCGGGACGCAAGGGCGATCCGAAGCTGAACGCCAACGAGCAGGCGCAGAAGGGCAACGCCGAGCAGAACATCAAGCGGTATCGGACCGAGATCCTGAAGGTCAAGGCCGAGATCGGCAAGTGCGAGGCGAGCGTCGCCAAGGTGGACTAGATGGCTCTGACCGCGGCACAGATATGCACTCTTGCGATGCAGGAGGCGAGTTGCCCCGGTTTTACTTCACAGGCCGGCCAGCTCCTGAATGCGACGTTGCAGGACCTGTGTCAGAACTACGACCTTGACGCCTGCCTCGGGTCTAACCCGTTCAGCTTCAACTCAGGCACTGGCAACGGCTCGGGGCCGTACACGTTGCCGGCCGACTACCTGCGTACGCAGGTCAAGGACGGCAAGGACGAGATTTTCTACACGATCCAGGGTGTGCCTTATCCGCTGATCCAGGTGACGAAGGCCGAGTACGACTGGATGGTGCAGACGTCCGGCTTCATGTCGTACCCCTACAACTACGCTACTGATCTGTCGCAGACGCCCGCGCAATTATTCGTGTGGCCGCCGGCTAGCGGTTCTTACGTCGTGACGCATCGTTATTACAAACTGATGCCCGACATCGTGACGCCCGAGACGAGCAACACGGTGCCGTGGTTCATGAACACGCAGTACCTGATCCGCAGTGTGGCCGGTAGGCTCATGGGGATCACAGGGGACACCCGACAGGCCGAGTACCTTGGCAACGATCCCGACCGTTTCCCGCTGGGTGCGGGCACGTTGTTGTCAGCTTATCTGAGGAACGTCGAGGATCGCGAAGGCGCTGTGCATACGGTCGGGCTTGACCGGCGGCGCTGGGGTAGGCCATTCGACCTGATGAAGAACACCAAGACGATCGGGTGGTGAGATGAAAAAAATTTTCGCAGCAGTTCTCGTCGCACTGTATTTCGCTGTGCCTGCTTATGCGCAGAAGACTAAGGCGCAGCTCACAACCGAGATCAATACAAACTGGCCTGACAACACAGTCGGCGCAATTACGCCCGCTACGTTACGGTCTACCGTCATCGATATCGTGAGTTCGTATGTAGATTTAGTTACGTGCCCGGTTGCAGGAATGTTGTACTGGAACGGTAGCGCGGCGTTCTGCTTGGCAGCCGGGGCCAACGGTGTGCTCGTGACGGATGGGTCGAGCATACCTTCTATTTCTTCAACGCTACCTAATGGGGTTGCTGCGGTCACACAATTGGTGAGCGACAGCACAACTAAAATAGCAACTGACGCTTACGTGCAGTCAACAGTGGGCGTTTTCAACGTCCGAGTTAAATATGGAGCTGTCCCGAATGGCTCGACGGATAACTCGGTAGCCATAGCGGCGGCTTTCGCTGCATCTAATACGTTTACCAACGGCATTCCGACAGTCTATTTCGACTGCAGCGCTGCATCGACGACTTGTGTTTATAACTACGGCGGCAGCGGTATCAGTCCGATCAACCCGCTAGTCGCAACCGTGATCCTATGCGCTCCGGGCGTGACGTTGAATTACACC